TATGTTGCAGCACAATGCCACAGACCTCTCAGCCACAGGTCGCCTATATAACGTTCTCAAACAATTCCCAGATTTCGAGACATGGGTGGAAGAGCAAATCGGAAGTGAATAATTATGGACTTTGAAACAAAACACACAATATTTTTTTGGCTATGCGTAGCCTGGGTTTCTTCGCAATCGGAGCAGTCTCAACAGCTTTATTCTTAGTAGCTAAATTCCTCGGGGTAATTTAATGATAAGACAAACTTGTGCAAATTGCGGATTCAAATGCGGAATATACTGCTCCACCTGTCCGAAATGTGGTGAATACAGAGGAGGAGAAAGAGGAAAAAAGAAATGATTTATATAAAAGAGGTAAAAGATTTTTTTCCCTTCACGGTGGAAAAGGTCAAGTTGGATGACTATAAATATCGGGTGGCAACTATGACTCCTCGCAAAAGAAACAAGGAATATGTAAAACGGCTCCAATCGAGAAGTGCAGATGGGGAACCACTCAGAAGTCCATTTGCAGATGGGAGAATGATTTTCGAAATCGTCGGCAACATCCATAAAAACCCCGAACTATTGGAGGCCAAAAAGAAATGAGCAACTCCTACCTCGGAGGGCGCCACAAGAAAGAAATAGTCCTATCAAAAGACGACTTGAAAAATGGATTCGTAGTCCGTTCTCAAGTTCGCACTGCAACATATTATAAAGTCGGGGAAGTCAGAAAAACAAAAGATAAGAAAACCGGCTGGTATTTCGGTATTAAAATCCGAGTAATAGAAATAGAAGTATGCAAAACAGGAGCAAAAATCATATTCAAAAAACTAAGGAGGAAAAAATATGTCGTCTGTAAGTGAAGTAATCAAAGAACAAGAAACAGCGGGAATCAAAAAAGTTGCCATCTGCGTTCCGATGCGCGGAAAAGTTGATGGAATCTTCTTACAATCCTATCTCGCGCTATTCATCCATCTTCTAAAGAAGAAAGGAATAATCGCTCAACCAATCTTCTCAGATGCCATGCCTCTCGACAGGGCCCGATGCGACTTAGCGAAATCTGCTATCCTCAATAAATCCGATTACATCCTATGGCTCGACTCAGATATGGTCATGACGGAGAAGCACTTCGAAAAAGCGTGGGGCACACTCCACGAGAGAGATGAAAACGGAGATGAGAGATTCATCGTTACTGGTATGTATTACGAGCGTGAAATACCATATGACGCAGTAATCCGCAAAAAGAACGCTCTCGGAATATACGAGAAGATTATGGACTTCCCAGACGATAAAGTCTTCACCGTCGATGGAATGGGATTCGGATTCGTCCTCATGAAATCCAAACCACTCCACGATGCATTCGCAGTAACTAAAGGGCATCCTTTCAAATGGACTGAAAAAGTCTCCGAAGATTTATTCTTCTGTGATTTGATGCTTGGAGGAGGAGAACTTTGCGAAACTAGCATGGTCGATAAAGACAACAAGCCTATTACATACAAAATGTATTGCAATCCATCTATCCAAATCCCGCACTACGGCTCGTATGTAACTCAATGGCACCACCTCCACTACAAGCTCGACGAATATGCAGACACCTCCGAACTCACCAGATACCTTCAAATCCAATCTGAGGAGTGCTACACCAAATGTGTAGAGGGCGCACTCAATATGTGCAAAGCATGGCAGGAGAAATTCGGTAAAGATGCAGACGAGTCCAAACTCGAAGAAAAAGACATCCTCGAATTCTACAGAACAACTCCTCTCTACCTCTACGACTTAACGTGGTTCTGGTCACACAGTGCTCAATCTCGCGACATGATTGCAAACAGAACTATCCCAAATTCCGGACGTGTCTTGGACTTCGGTTGTGGTATCGGAAGTTATGGATTGAGCTATGCGGAATCAAACAAGAACTCCAAAGTTGATTTCTATGACATCAACACTCCGAACCTGGCTTATCTCCGTCACAGAATCACAAAGCGTGAGAACAAAGGAAATCTCACGAAGGACAACTGTGTCGTCTATGACGAGGGAAAACTCCCAGAAAAAGAGGAAGAATACGATATGATATTCGCCCTCGATGTCTTGGAGCATCTCAAGAATCCCGGAGTCGAAGTCGCGAAGCTCAGAAAACTTCTCAAGAAGGATGGCACTCTAATCGCACAGGTATCTCCGAAGGGACCGTTCCAACCACAACACATCTCCGAACTCGACCTGAACAAACATGGCTTCCTTCAACTCGACATATACACATATGCCAGAGATGACAGCGAACAGGCTCTGAACTACGCAAAGAATGTGCAAACCGTCAAAGACAACATGACGGTCAAGCCAATGAAGAAGTGAGACTATGCCACTCTACAAAGGAAACGCTTTCAAGAAATTCCTCGTCGATAGGTATGCCATGGGCTTCCAACCCATGCAAATATGCCAAGAGTTCGAATCCAGCATGGACGTTCCAATAACCGAGGAAGAAGTGGAAGCTATCCTTAAAGGGTGCGATGCAGACATCAGAATCCGAGAAGCCGAATTAATCAAAGAACTGCGTTCCCAAAACCTAATCGGCGCACTCCTCGGAATAAAAGGAGAACTCGCAGAAGTTGCCGCACTTGCCAAAGCTGACAAGGACTACAAGACATTCGCGCAACTCTCTAATTCTTCAATGAAATCTCTCGAAGTAATCATCTCCATGACAGAGAAGTTCCGACAAAATGAGAATCAGAAGAAAGTCGTTGCTGTGCAGAATAATTATTACGCAATCGAAGTCCTCGTAAAAGACGGACTCATCGAGGTTAAGAACGAGAGAAAGCTAAAAGAAATCCTGGGAGTTGTTGATGTTGAGCCTAAGTGAGTCTCTCTATCTTTCTTCTTTTGAATATTTCTGCAAGATTATACTCAAACAGAAACTCGGAACTATGCACAAAGAATGGATACGATCCGCACTCGATACAAAAAAGCATACTTGCATAATGTCCGCTCGAGGACATTTCAAAACTACAATCTTATCAGTATCGTTCCCAATATGGATTATGATGAGGGAACAGACTCCCAAAGTCATTGTGATTCTATCAGCTACCTTAGACCAATCCACCGAAATTATGAATCTGATTAAGCGGCAGATAGAAGATAATCCAACATTGAGAGAGGTGCTTTATCCTGAAAAAATCCACAGTGCGAAATGGTCTGAAACGCAAATCCGCACTAAAAACAACCACCGAATATTATGTCTTCCTTTCGGAGACTCCGTGCGTGGGAAACATCCAGATTACTGCATCTGTGACGATGTCCTTAAAGCAGAAATCTCAACAGATATCGAAGGTGCCAAAAGAGTTTTCTATGGCACTGTCTATCCCATTGTCCAAGCTCGACGCGGAAAGTTTATCGTCGTTGGCACTCCAGTTTCCTACACAGATTTACTTGCCGACCTCTCCCAAAACAAAAAAAGTTTCGACTTCCTCAGATATCCCGCTGTTATTTTCAACGATGATGGGAGCTGGAAAGCGCCACAATTTCCTGAACATTTTGATTTGGAACAGCTCGAAAAGGTCAAAGAAACGATGCCATCGCACCTGTGGTCCCGCGAATATCTCTGCAATCCTGCGTCCGAAGACACCGCGCTCTTCCCACCAGAAATCCTCAACAAAGCAACCGAACAGTTCGAAGCCACAAAAGAAGAATACCACAGATGGGAAACTGAGAATGAAGGTAAAGTGCGACGCGTCATCGGTTGTGATATTGCGGTGAGCAAAGGCGTGCGCGCTGACTGGAGTGTCTTTAGTGTCTTGGACTACATTGATGGCAAACCATATCTCCTCAAAGACATTGTTCGCAAACATCTCTCCGCGAGTGAGAATGTTGAGGAGATCCGAAGAATATTTAAGTTCTACAATCCAGACAAAATCTTCATTGAGAAAACTGGTGTAGGTTGGGGAGTTGCACAAGCGTGTATTGAAGATTCAGAAATGAAAAATGTCACCGTCGATTTCGATACAAAGATGGCAAGTCGTGAAAGAATTCTCTCCCGTCTCGAAGTCACGTTCAGAAACGGAGCAATAGCAATCCCCAAAAATGACATCCTTACCACAGAACTAAGCCAATTTGCCTACAAAAAGATGAGAGATGGAAGAATGGCATACCAATCTCTTGGAGACCATGATGATTGTGTCATGAGTTTAGCGATTGCGCTTGAAGCCGCCTCCGGACGCTCCTTTGCAAGTCTGACTCTTGTATAGTTTAAAGTCATTCAAGACATTCGCGCCAACTATATAATCGCGTTTAAATAGAACGTCTTTCTAATGAACGTGATGGGTAATCGAAAGAGAGTTCCGATATCCGCAAGGGTTATTGATGATTACGTTCCTATAGGTTCAGATCAACCTCAGCCACGCCCAGCTATGAATGCAGTAATGCGCGACAGTTTATACGCATGGTATTGGAAAATGCCGGAACTTCGCGCCATCGTTTCTGGTATCACCTCCGACGTATTCGGAGAAGGATATGGTCTCGAAGGAGATAAAGCTCGTCAAACAAAAACGAATCGCTTCCTTAGAAAAAACAAATTCAATTCCTATGGCAAAGCTGTCCTCCGCGACGCTCTCATTTCAGGAGATGGCTATCTTGGAAAGGCTTCTCTAACCGAGAGTCAAGTCTATGAAGCCATGTCTTCTATTTATTCCGACGTATTTCAGAAACAAGTGGACCCAATCACCAAGCAGAATGTTATGAATAAAGTCTTGAATGCAAAACCAGACATCTATTCTCCGAAAGTTCTCTTTCCACTCATGTCTCGAAGTATGTGGATAAAATATGACGTGCATGGAAAGATAGAGAGTTATGTTCAAAAACCCAGAAACCGCGGAACTATGTTCGCGACGAATAGCAATCCTAGTCCAGACAATCCATCTTCTTATACAAACGGAAATATGGGCGCTCAAGGAGGAGTGGAGTTTCTTCCCGAAGAAGTAATCCACTTCCCTTATGAGACTGTAGGAGACCAAATCTACGGGAACTCTCCAATTCAAAATGCAATCTTCGACGTTGTATCTCTCTGGTATGCAAAATCATACGGAGGACTATTCTTCCAAAATGACGCGACTCCGTCCTTCATCTTCAATCTTCCTGACGACAGTCCCGACAGTCAGAACTACAAGAAATTCATAGAAGTTCTGAAGAAACACAGACAGAACCCACATCGCAATATGGTAGTTACTGGGCAGGTCGGGATAAACAAAGTCGCATCTCTAAGTAAAGACTTGGAATTCTCAAATTTCATTGACAAATTCACACAGCGAATCATGTTAGCATATGGAGCCACAGCTCGTTTCCAGCATCTATTCGGAAAAGGAACAGCAACTCCTACGTCGATGGAGAGTTATTACAAGCAAATCAACTCGATACAAACCGAATATGAGGATACACTCAACAACGAGTTGTTCGAACAGTTCGGAGTAGAATTTTATTTCAATCGCGTATATAAACGGGATGAAACCAGAGAAGCAGATATAGCCGTAAAACTCACAAACCTTACCTGGACTGTGAATGAGGCGAGAGAATTCTTGGGTTTCAAACCGATTCCAAACCCGATGTTTGACGAACTACCATCTAAACAGCAGGATGATATGCTCGCCGATAGAAAAAAGAAAGAGGAAGTAGCTTCTGCAGATGCAAGAACAGAGCAAAATGCGCAAGCTACAACTTCAAGAACACAGATGAAGGGCGACAAGCCTGTTAATGGTGATAAACAATGAACAAAACTATTTTATTGGTGAGTATGTTCTTGCTGATGTCTATGTTGTCGGCGGCATTCTTTGAGAATACGCTCTCGACGTATAACACAGAGGAAAATCTCTCAACCCTCGCAACAGTTGCGCAGGCTGGTAACAATACCTACTGCACTCTGAACAGCTCTCGTTCGACTGATACACAGAATGTAACTCTGTTCTATATGGATTCGAGTTACAATAAGAAATCTACACTCGTTACTTTGAACGGAGTTAATAACGTCTCGACATCCGGCTGGAACTATGCCTATGTCATTGCAAATACAACTTCGACTTGGGAGGCCAGAAACCTTACGAATATATCCTCAGATGGAAATTATTCAACTATCCTTACGAAAGTTCCGATAAACAAATCTATCCACGAGGTTAAAATTGTTGTTACAAGCAACACCGAAGACCTCAACATATCTCTCAACGAAGTGAGTATTGCAAACATCACAGCAGGTGGAGCAACTACTACTACGGTAAGCGATTTAGATTTGGTAGCAGGAAACAACACGATTAATGTTACTGGAAATATCTCGAATGTAACCTACATTCAGATAAAAAGTTATTATTTCAATACCACCGACACCTTCACAATCACCAATGAAGGAAGCGCAATTTGGAATCTTACTTCTGGAGAAGGAGGATATTGTGCGAACTCAAGTGGAAGTTCTGTCTATAACTGCACTTGTGCGAACTACACAAATGTGTATCGTCTATCAGGAACATCCGTGGCATACACAACCGACAGCACAGAAACTTCAACGTCATCCACAACGAATTCTGATGACGGATCAACCGCAACTCTATACGACGCTTCGTTCCAAAACATCTATCTGGAAAACGGGACATATTTCAGCACTGTGTGGTATTATTCCAACGCGGATCTGAATATATCTGGAGGTATTGTAAATTCTACAGGATTGGTTCTTCCAGTAGGAAGCGACTTCACATCCAAAACTTCTGCAATTACAATCACCAGCACTTCTCTACCCGGGACGATTACACTCTATCCAAACAACAGCACAAGGACATACAATCTTACCACGAACAACACTCTCGGAACAGATGTGTATGAGAATGACACTGCCATCGCAGACGTTGCAAATACTTCTGAGACTGGTCTTCTTCTGACATTGAGACCAAACATGAAGTTGTCTACTATAAACGCAACATTGACTGTCGTCGGAGAAATTGATAACACATCAGGAGTTACTGTGTATATAGGTTCAACATCGATTGGAACTTTGTATGCAAACACTTCTTCGTTCAATGTCTCTCAGGGTGTGCTAAACGCTTCATGGACGAATGATTCTGTAAACACCACAGTTACATACAGAATTAATTCCTCTACGACGGATGCCAACATAACAACGGTTACACTTGTTTATCGTGGAAAAACAAACAGTGGTTGGTATGTCATCCCATCAGCAAATCTCAAGCAAGTCAAGCGTGTGCAGGTCCAGCCAGATTATGCAACACGATGTTTGAATGCTACAATAACCAGTAACTCCACTACAAACAACATAACCACATCAGCCTACACAAAAACTGGAAACACATCTGGTGCAATTACGGATATGGCATATGTGTATGGTGTAAATACCACCGCTGCAACAGGAAACATCTCAATTATGGACGCTGCAGGAAGAATCCTCTACACAATATACATGGGGAACACGACAATGGCAGATAACGGAGCTTCTGCGATGTGTCTTGTAAATACTGGTTGCACAGTAAAGAGTCTTGTATACAGTTCTGACGCGCTCTGGAAGATGTCTATAAAGGCATGGGAGAAAGATGGGACACTCACTACTCTGTTTGCTTCTTATCAAGCGGCTGGAATTGGAGGAATGCTCGGAACTACTCTCCCGAAAATAGGAGCTGGAGAAAGAGTTCTATTTTACGGAACTCCGTATCTGGATGATACGAATACGAGCATAAACTACGAGGTAGGTTAAGATGAATGAAATACCAGAAAAATTCAATTTATACGCCCAATTCTCTAAAGTTGATGAGAAGAGGCGTATGGTATTCGGTTACGCAACCACCCCTTCAGTAGATAGTCAAGGGGAAACTATCGATCTGGCTGCTTCATTTGAAGCAGTAGATGAATGGAAGAAATGGTCGAATATCAAAGAGATGCATCGACCAGAAACAGCAGTCGGAACTGCTCTCATAATTGAGAAGCACGTTGGCGTTGGAGTTTATATCGGCGCCGAGATTGTTGATGACCAAGCTTGGCAGAAATGCCTAAAGAAAGTCTACAAGGGATTTTCTATCGGTGGCCGTGTCTTAAAACGACACGCGGATAATTCCAAGCGCATTACAAAATATAGGTTGAATGAGATATCGTTGGTAGATAGATATGCGAATCCAGACAGCCCATTCATGGTCGCAAAAAGAGACGACGCCTCTGTAACGGAGGCAGATGGAGGAGATTCCGTGACGGATGTAGAAACCAAACCAAAAACAGAACCCTCCGTCCCCGTTGCTGGGGAAGAAGTAACGAAAACCCCGCCAAAAGCCGAAGAAACAGAGGCAAAGGTGACTAAGTCAGAGCCTGAAAAGACAGAACCTGTCAAACCAGAGCCTGAACCCGTTAAACCGGAAGAAGAAAAAGTCACAGTTTCAAAGGCGGAGTTCGAGAAACTTCAATCCCAGAATAAGGAGATGGAGAAGATTATCGAGAAACGTAAAGAGGAAGATACGGTTGCAGGTGCAATCCTCAAGGCAGTCGAAAGACTTGAACCAAAAATAAAGAAGGTTCATGACGAGCCACAACCGATGACAGAAAACGAAAAGAAAGAAGATATGAAAGAACAGATGAGCAAGATGAGTGTCGGTGAGCTAACAAGCCTCATGCTAAAACGCGCTCCTACAAGCTCAATCAAGGAGGAATGAGGAATATGGCAAACCCAGAAAATTTGCTCAAAGCTCTAAACGAGAACACAAACACTCAAGGAGGGTATCTCGTTCCTGAAGTTTGGGCGGCAAAAATATACGACATTATCTTGGCGAAATCAACTGCCATTCAGCTCTGCGAGCAAGTAACTATGACTTCGGATACATTGTTTTTCCCGAAAGTAACTGCCGCATCTACAGCGTACTTTACAGAGGAAGCTGGTACAATTACAGCAT